GACCACATCACTCCCCTGTCAGTCCAAGAGGGGCCTGAAGCTTCTTCTTTGTCTGTAGCGGCGCTGAACCCACCAGACTCCTGTGATCTTGTTTGGTCTGAAAACACGGACACGGACTTCTACACCTACAAAGTCTACGCGGACACCAACAGCGGGCTGGCTGACGCCACCACGCTGAACGATCCAGACGCGGACTACAAGGGCGTGAAGAACAGCGCGGAGCTGTTGAAGACCATCAAGGAACGTCACAAGACATCCATCAGAGTCAGTGACCTGACACCAGGTTCCTGGTTCTTTGTGGTGGTCACGGAGGACATCAATGGGAAAGTAGCTGTTTCAGATGAAGTAGAGGCTCCCCTATGATCAGAACCCCAATCAGCCAACACCACGTAGACTACATCCATGACGTGGACAGACATGTCATCTGGGAGACGGACAGGCTACGGCTTGGCCATCCCTTCTTGACTGTCCACAGGTATCAGCGGAACGATGATGTCCCCTACGCGGGCTCTGAAGGGACCGTGACTGACGTGGTCATTGGTTCGTTCCCCTGTACCTTCATGGACTTCACGGAGTTCAAGATAGCCAATTCTGGGGGGCTGATCCAATCTAAGGATCAGTTGGTGGTCATCTATGACCACGATCCTGAAGAGACGGACATCATTGAAATGGTGTCCGGATCTGGGAACCTTTGGTCCATCCAGCGGAAGACCTTTCACGAACCGTCCGGACGGTGTGAACTACACCTACGGCCACAGAAGACGGGGTTCTGATGATAGCCATGAAGAACATCATCAAGGGCTTCAAATGGGTAGGGAAGCTGGAGCGGAACGAACGGCGGGAGCTACGCGGAGCTGTCAGGGACTTGTCCAAGTGGACCTTGGCTAGGGTGAAATCCAAGACCCCCAAGAGACTGGGAACCACCAGATCCAAGTGGAAGGTCAGGATGTACCGTCCCCCAGAAAAGGGGTTCAGGGTCTACAACACGTCCAAAGTGGCGGACTATCTGGAGTACGGGACCAGGCCACACATCATCAGGCCACGGTCAAAGAAGGCTCTGACGGTCTTCCCGGCGGACCAACAGATGGGTCCCCTGGTAGCCTTGTCTGACATATCACTGGTGGCCTGGGTGAACCACCCAGGGACCAAACCCTTGGGGATCGTGAAATCAACGCTCCCTGAAACCAGAGCCAGGGCTAGATACACCATCCCCTTGGCCCTGAAAAACGGGATAACCAAGACATTGAAATGAGTCTGGAAGATACTGTAGACCTAAACATCAAAGCTAGTGTCCAGAAAGTGGTCCACGAAGGGATCACGGAGACCTATGGGTATTCCGTGAACTACGGGGACGCGGCTTTCAAGGTCACCCCATCCATGGACGTGTGGGTGGACGTGAACTGGATTTCATTTGGGCGCGGCCCCTACACTACCAACACGGTGATGTTCCGCTGTTTCAATAGACCTGTCAACGATAGACTGGGACGGAGGCTGGAAGAACTGATCACACGGTTACGGGAGGCCCTGAACGTCAGGTCCATCCCATTCTTGGACTTCACGGTTGACCCTAAAGTCCCGGCCCCGGTTACGTTTGAAGGTGAAGAGCTGGAAATGGCTATCAGGTTTGAAGAACGTGGTCCTCTACAATCGGCCACGGGGATGGCCAGACCGGAAAATGAGGGAGCCATGGACGGGGTGGAGTTTGTCCCCCTGACATACTACGTCTACGTCCCACGGCCAAATGTAATTCTTTGATAGGAGGATAGTATGCCACTACCTGGTTTCGGAACAGTTGGTTTCGACTCCCTGTCTCTGGCCAGGACCACGGACCTGATAGAGTTCAGGGACGGCCTGGACATTGACCTGGTCTACAGGACGGAGACTGGGACGGTCTCACAGACCACCACAGACATCACAAACCTGGCCTGGGGATTGGCCCCACAGGCTGAAAACGACCTACAGAGGACGCTGGAGACGGTCACGTTGACGGAGTCTGAAAACGTGGCCACCCATGAAGCCTACATTGACGGGAACCTTCCGCCATTGGACAAGCTGGTCTTCATTGACGGCTTTCTGATCTTGTCCAAGGAAGTCACCATGACGGTGACAGGGTTTGGGGATCTCCCTACCGCTGGTCTAGGCTACGAAGAAAACAAACACGGGAGCCCAGGATACACCTTGACGCTAGGGACGGCCATTCCGGCGGCCAGCGCGGTCAGCGTCACCATAGAGGACGCTATCCTGATCAACCCACGCCAGGACAGGTCCATCACTGACTGGCACAAGTTCACGTTTGAACTACGGAAGGTGGTTCCACAGACTGACGGTGTAGGGGCGCTCCACCTGGTCCAAGGTGTGTCCATTCCGGCCCAGGTGTTGGCCACCAATTTCACCATCTCCAGGACCACCACCTTCAGCGCGGAAGCTTGGGCCACGGCTGAAGTCACAATAGAGGAACACTACGGATCCGATCAGGCCGGTATTTGGCCTCCTACGGTCTAGCTAATGGGTAAAAACACGCTCCGGTATTCCATCCCTGTCTACAAGAACACGTCCACTACACCAGGATCAAACGTGGGGCGGCTGAAAGGCTACATCCACATGATCCAGGTGACTGGACTGTTTCTGAATGAAGATGAAATCCAGGACTTCATAGACGAAGCCATAAACGAAGAAGAAGGGATCTACGCCATGGACGGGGAACCGGATGTCAGTGAAATCAGCCCACAGACCAGGATCTACAACGTAAGGGTGAACGGGAAGGGCTTTGGAACGTCCCCCCTGACGCCTGAAATAGAGGAGACGGGGACAGTGATAGTCCCCGCTGGATAATGGCGGCCGGAGAAGCCCTACACTATGAACACGAGTTGGTCTACCGCTACCCCCAGAACCACATTTCAAGTTCTGTCAGGGGAACAGGCGTGGCTGTCAGGAACGCCCTGATAGAAGTCAAGAAGTGGACCATAGACTGGACCACCTTGGAATACGGGCTTCAGCGGATCTATGAAGTCTTCCCTGGAGGGGAAGGCGGTTTCACAATGGACGGTCAGCCAAACATAACCCAGGTAGAGCCTGGCGTTCAACTGTTCAACATTTCAGCCACGGGAAAGAGAAGGATCCCAGTGTAAAGGAGGACAAAATGTCCATCACGATAGGACAGAGATATACCAGGGCCAGCGATAAGTCCCAACAGGAGGACAACGTCACGGTGTCCATGGACAGCGTCAGGGTGGACAAGGGCGGCCAGATCCTTGAAGTCCCCGTTATCAAGGGAACAGTTGGCCAGAGGACCTACTTCAAGGAGGTCACAAGCCTGGTCAGGGACCTTCTGGAGGGAAGCCCCCAGGGGATCTCCAGGAACATCCCCTACGCCATCCTGACGGCGGCCCCCATTGAAGCCCTGGACACCTACATAGAACTATACAACCCCACGGACTTGGACGCCCTTCAGTTGGAGGTAGGTGACTTCCTCCTCCTTCTTCGGGACTTTTCCGTGGACCCCTTGACGGACACCACCCCCGGGGCCTTTGAATACCTGTTCTGTCATGAGATCACGCCAGGGACCCCTCCCGCACCGGCCCAGGCGGCGGTGAAGATCCCTGTGTCAGGCGCTACCCCGGGCTGGACGGACATCCCTGTTCCTTACTACCTGGGCTCCATCTTGGTCAATCTGTCCAAGCTCAAGTTTGACTCCACCTTGGGAGATGAAGGTCAGTTTGGGATGAAGTCACGGCTTGAACAGCCAGCCTCCCCCACCTTTACGGCGGAAGGAGGAACGATCCAGATAACGGTCACAGTGGATCCACATGATGATGAAGCTGTGGAGTCCTTTGACATCTGGGTCACACAGGAGAAGATCCAGGCGGTGACTCCTGACATGATCCCAGATGAGTCTATCTACGTTTCCCAGGTTGGCGTTCCCCAGGTCATAACTACCTACGGGGGCGGAGGTTTCGCTGGTGGCGGGAACATCAGCGTGGATGACTACTGGGTCACGGTCACGGCCAACGTAAAGAACGCTGACACTACTTCAGGGATCCTGAACTACTTCAGCAAATACTCCAAGACGCCAAGTGATCCGGCTGAACCCGTTCTGGTGACCACCACATCATAAGAAGGAGGAGAAGATGGCCATCCAAATAGGTCAACGATACACAAGGGCCAGTGACAACACCCAACAGGAACAGAATGTCTCTGTGTCCATTGACAGCGTCAGGGTAGACAAGGAAGACCAGATAGCTGAAGTTCCTATTCTGAAGGGCGTGGCGGGCCAGCGTCAATACTTCAAGGAGATCACCGGCCTGGTCAGGGACCTTCTGGAAGGAACGCCCAAGGCGCTGTCCCACAGGATCCCCTACGCCATCCTAGAAGAAGAACCACAGGCTTTCCCTTCGCTCCAAGCATACATTCCGCTATACTACCCCACAGATCTGGACGCCCTTCAAGTAGAGGAAGGTGACTTTCTTCTAGTCATCAGGGACTTTTCCGTAGATCCAACAGTTGACGTTGACAGCTTCAGGTTCTACTTCGTCCATGAAATAGTTAACCAGCCTCCTCCTCTGCCCTACCTGGTAAACGTCCAGATACCTGTTCCAGGGAGCCCGCCAACCTTCACACTGAATGACACGGCCTTCCCTTTGGGCTCCATCGTGATCAATCTGTCCAAGTTCAAGCCTGACTCCTGTCTTGGGGATGAAGGACAGCTTGGTCTGAAGACCCAGTTGGAACAGCCCAGTGTTCCGTCTTTCGCGGATGTGTCTGGAGGTATCGGGGAAGTCATCTTCACCATCCAGCCCGTGGAGGATGAAGTGGTCATGTTCTATGACATTTGGGTCAGGAGTGAGAAACCCACGGCCCTGACGCCAGACATGATCCCTGACGCTACCATAGCGGCGGCTGACGCGGCCATCCCATCCGTGGCTACCACCTTCAACGGAGGAGATGAGGCGGGCGGGTTCGCCTTGTCAACGGCTCCGGGTGACTACTGGGTCACGATAACGGCCAGGGCCAGGCGCGGAGGACCCCTTGGGGCCTACGTTTACATGGATAAATACAACTGGACCCCCAGTGATCCAGCGGAACCCGTCATGGTCACCACATCATGATGAATTGGCACGAAAACACGAACCCAGGAGGACACGATGTCACAGAAGTTGAAGGAGGTTCCGGAGGAATACCGGTTCCTCCTACCTGACACTGACAAGAGAACCATAGTGATAGGGACAGAGGCCCATGAAATTCTCCCCTTGACTGAAGGGGAGTTTGAACAGCTATGGGTGGAAATAGGTGAAATGTTCGCCAGGGCGGCGTCCGCTATCGCGGAGGCGCTGATGTCCAGGGACGGGAAGCGGAAGTCCGTGGAGGAACAGGTGGACGTTGACCCTATCGCTGTGGGGATCACCACGATCAAGGAAACGCTCCAGGAAATGCTTTCTAGCGGGCGCGTGGCCAAGATCATAGGGATAGCCACACAACAGGACGCGGAGGACATCAGGAAGAAGATGACCCTTCGTCAAGGCGTCCACATCATCTCTGTCCTGTATGAACAGAATTTCTCCATGAAGGGCCTACCGGAAGACATCCGAAAAAATTTGGAGGGCTTCCTGGAGATGTTTGGGATCAACATCAGGAAGGGGAGGAACCCCAGTCAGGAGATGTTGGACATCACTCTGGAGACTCTGGCGGAAGTGGAGGACCACAAGACATCCCGCCAGGAAGCCCTGGACAAGATGAAGAAGGCGGCTTTGAAGCGCGGTTTCAAGCTTCCCTCCAACGCTACAGAGTCTATGAAGCCTTCGCCAGAAGCTACGGCTGGACCAGAGAATACATCCAAGGAACCAAGTTCCACGAATGTAGGATCACAGGAGAACGCTGTTGGCGCGGCCACAGGCCAGGACTCTGTGAAGGAGTTGGATGTGGCCCTGACAGCGGCTTCCCCAACGCCACAGAAAGGATCTATGGACTGACCTTCACCTTGTTCACGGTCTACTCCGTGGCCATGGTGGAGAGTAGAATAGATGAAATAGACTTCCAGGTCAGGGTCCACGGCGGAAACCCTGACGAAGGAAACAAGCCTGTCCTAGACAGGCGCGGAAAGATCAAGGAGGCGGAAGCCAGGAGATACATAGAAGACCCGTTCAGGGACTTCCCCTATGACGTGGACTTCTCCCATCTGTCTTCATCTGACGTTGACAAGATGATAGAACAGGACGCCAGGCTGGCGGAGGAGGCCATCAGGATAGGGAAGCCCCTGACACAGAGGGAGAAGGACAAGCTATGGACCCCAGAGAGAAAAGCGGCGCTGGAAGGTCAGGACATCTTGGCCAAGCGGGCGTCCATAAACAAGGAGCTGTGGTCCATCTACCAAAGGATGAAAAGGAATGGAGTTGAACCCACCAAGGAAGTTCTTCTACGGTGTGTCCGTATCGGGTGGGCGGCGTTCAACCTGTTCCCAACGGACTCTGAAGTCCGTAGACGCCAAGATCTGGAGATCAAACACGGCGTCAAGAGCAAGGAGCCACCATTGAACGCGGGTTCAGAGGCGGTCCCATTGTGGCACGGCCAAAACCTGTTCAACGAAGGGAGACTAAAGGGACTACTACAAGAATTCAACCAGGCTTGTGGGTTCAAGACCACGGTGTCAGGTCTTCACGTGACTGACATCTTCGGGAAGCCAACCAAAGGGGTAACTGAATAATGGCGGCTAGTGTAATTCTTAGCTTTCTAACCAGCGGGGCGTCCAAAGTCATGGGAGCCCTGGCTGGCCTTGGGAAGGCGGCCGGTGGCCTGATGAAGGGCCTGGGCGCTCTTGGCCAAGGGATGAAGAAGATGGCTCCGGCCGGACTAGCCTTGACGGGGGTCTTCGCTGGCCTGACCTATGCCATCATGAGCATAGGAAAGTCTATCCTGGCCACGGGCCAGACCTTTGACGGCTTCAGGGCCAAGTTCAAGGCGCTCTACAAGGACATCACGCGGGCCACGGAGGCCATGAACGAAGCCATAGAGATAGCGGCGCGGACCCCGTTCAAGGTCCAGGATGTGGTGGATGTGTTCGGCGCGTTCAAGGCTGTGGGGCTGGACCCCACCAGCATGTTGAACGGAAAAGTGGTCATGGAGGACATGGCGGACCTGGCCTACGGGATGGGGCGGTCCCTTCAGGACGCCCAGTGGGCCATCAAGGAAGCGGCGGCTGAAGGAAACTGGCGCTCCTTGATGATGCGGTTCAGTATCTCCAAGGACCAGATCATGTCCACCTTGGAAGCGGCCAACATCACCCCTGACCTGTCCAACCCCACCAAAGCCTTGGAGACCATCAGAAAATACATCCAGCTACAGTTTGGCGGGACCATGGAGGCCATGGCCAACACTGTGGAAGTGAAGATCTCCAACATAGGGGACCAGTTCAACCAGTTCAAGGACCTGATCTACACCAGCGGGGTCTCTGACGCCCTGGTGGGAGTCCTGGACAAGGTGTTGAAGGGCCTTCAAAGCTTCTTCCAGGGGGAGACAGGCCAAGCTTGGGCCAAGAGCATAGGAGCCACGTTCAAGCTGATCATAGAGAACCTGTCCAGGCTGGCCCCCTTGGGGAAGGCGGTCTTGGGGGCCATCTGGTCCATGTTCACCAAGATCCTGTCAGCCACAGTCAGGACGGCTGTGGTCCTCTGGAGGATGGGGGAGCCTGTCAGAGAGATCTACAAATGGACGGCCAAGCTGACTTCCACGTTCTACAGGATGACCTACCTGTCCATAGTCTTGACCAAGCGGATGATCATGGGCTTCAACGTGGCCACGAAGGGGACCAAGGAGTCCGTGGGTCTTCTTGGCCTGGTCAGGAGGATCCTGGAACAGGTATTTGACGCCACCATGGAGAAGCTACGCTTCATCACGGGGCTGATAGAGAAGCTGAACAGACACCTGGCCTTCATCACAGGTGAAGTCACGGACATGTCAGAGGAGGAGAAGGAGGCGGGGTCTGTCTGGAATGAACTGATAGACGCTGTGGGCCAATACAAGGGGGCCTTTGATGACATAGACTGGGAACGCCAGGGGTCAGGGCTGGAGATGATGAAGTCCCTGATGGGCGGCCTGAAGGAAGAAGCTGAAGGCGTGGCGGAGGCCACGGACCAGGTGGCGGAGAACCTGGCGGAGACAAGTGACCTGACGGCGGCCCAACGGGCGGACTACATTGACTACAGGAAGAACATCATCAAAGGGTTTGAGTCCCTATCAGAGTCAGCCAAGGCCCTGGAGAAGCTACGCGGGGAATGGCGGAAGATAGCGGAAGAACAGATCAACGTAGTCCATGGTGTGGAAGACATGATTGACGGGTTCAGGGAGGCCAAGGGCCTCTTGGATGACCAGGAGAAGAACGCCAAGGGCCTGGCCCGTCAACAGGAGCTACTGGCGGCGGCCCAGGAACGCCAAGATCTGAAGGCCCAGTCTGACGCCTACAAGAAGATGGCGGACATAGTCAAGGGGATGTTGAAGGAGGAGGCGGACCTTCAGAAGACCATCAGGGAAGCGAAGGATCCCAGAGAAGCCTTCCAGGCCAGGAGGCGGCTGGAAGAGCTACGGAAGGAGCGGGGAGAAGCTGGTGTTGGTGATCTTGGGTCCCTGGAAGAGGAGATAGTCAGCGGCTACGGCGGCGTCTTGGAGGCCCTGAAGAAACAGGGAGAACTGGCCCAGGCGGAGATAGTGGACAAGGTTGGGAAGGCGGAGGAGGACCTGAAGAGCAAGGCGGAAGGGATGAAGAACGCCCTGGACGCTATGCGGGAATTCGCCTACCTTCTGGGGGAGAAGTTCAACCCCAAGATGTTGGAGACCTTCAACGCCAGCCTTGACAGGTTTGGTCTTCATGAAGACAAGCTGGAGACCATGGGGATCTTCTTTGACAACGTGAATGACGCCATCTCCAGGATGGGAGCCCTGGCGGCTGGCGCGGCCAACATCCAGGGGCCAACGATGTCTCCAGAGCTGTGGGCGGGGACCAACAGATACGGAGAAGGAGCCCAGGGCGGCCTGTACGCTCCCAACCAGCGGCTCCTGGAGCTACAGGAACAACAGCTTGAAGAACAGAAGAAGACCAACGAAACCCTGACAGAGGCCAAGGAAGAAGCCAGGAACCCGGTGTCCCCGTCCAAGAGTGACGATATGGAAGCCTTCACCAGACAAGTGAAGACCCTTCCCATGTTCTAGGTCATGAGATACATAGACACTAAAAAGTCAGTTTCAGCCAGCCCAGGGGCGTCAGGGCGCGTCAAGTCCGTGACCTTCGCCAGGTCTGTAGGAGACCTGTCTGAACGGATCACTCTGGACCTGGAGGGGATCTACACGGGCTACGAAGCGGGGGAAGAGACCACGCTGGACGGCGTCCGTGGACGGGTCATAGATGTCAACCTTCAGAGCCAGGGGATAGAAGGCGAACCATCCACAACGGTGAATTTCCGTGACTGGATGTCCAACCTGATCTTGAAGGCTCCAGCCCAGAACTACCTATATGTGTCAGCCCCACGGACGTTCTGGGAAGACATGAAGAATGACACGGATGACAACACGGAGATCTACCTGAAGGAGGCGGATGACTTTGGGGTTGGCGGCTGGACCATGAAGGACATCCTTAGATCAGCCCTTTCCAAGGTTCTGGGGCTGAACCTTTGGTATTCCCTCCCCAATTTCTGGGTCCAACAGTTCCAGATCCAAGAAGGGGAGCCCCTGTTTCAGAACATCTTTTCAGGTCTGACAGCCTTGGACCCCCAGGTCACGGTCAACGGGAACACCATCTACGTCTACGGGAAGGCGTCTTCAGCTACGTCTTCAGGGTCCCTTAGTCTGACGGACGCGGAGACCATCTCCAGTCAGCGGGCCTTTGTGGCCTATCCTTCAGAGCTGAAGGTCACGGGCGGAGAAGGACAGTTCAAGGAGACGGAGTGGGACGGACCATGGGAAGGCGGGGCCTCCTCCGCCAAACAGGTCTACTTCTACGGGAAATACTGGCAAGTGACCAGCCCAGGCGGATGGGAAGAGAAGTGGTCCGTCACGTCTGACAACAGCCAGTTGACCCTGGTCTATCAGCTATTCGCCAAGACCCCCTTTGGGGACGTGTCCCATCTGACGTATCAGTGGACGGAGGTCTACAAGAGATGGGAACCCCTGGCGGTAAATTCCATAGGAGACGTGGAGAACCTACAATACAACGTCTACACGTCAAGGCCCACGCTGAACGTCAGCCCGGAGAAACACAAGCTGGAGTCCGTGGAGTTCGTGGTCAATAACTACCAGAACACGGGCGTGGAGTTTGACAGGCCCCTACTGACCACCACCTACACGGAACGGCTCCGCTACCTATACTTCAGCGCGGACACGGCCCCGGCGGCTGACGAAACCCTCTACATTCCGTCAGGGTTCCCCAGGACCATGGCCTATGAAATACCCACGGAAGGAACGTCAGCGGATGACATCTTGGTGGATCCAGGGACGAAGTTCAACTATGCGGGAGTCTGGACGAACAAAGGAAGCCTGGAGAAGACAGAACACATCTATGAAGACGAAACCTACGGCGGGCGGCTCCAGGAAGTGGTCACCCAGGAATGGGGGCTGGTCTTCACGGAACAAGTCATGAGGGATGAAAACGGGAAGCTAGGGTTCACCACAAACTACCAGGGCGGACCCATCTTCTTCACCCCCCTGAAGGACGTAGACAGGACAGAGGCGGTCCCGTTCATGCTCCTACCTGACAAGCCCCTATGGAGGATCAGGCTAGAACAGGATGTCTACAGGGAGCTGTCCTACAGACACGCCCAAAGGGCTACCTACAGGTCAGAGCTGGACCCCACCAGGTATCTGGTCCCCCCGTACAGAACAGGCCAGACAGGGGCCTACACGGAGGTCTTCACGCTCTTCAAGACCCAGGCCAGCTTGACCCAGATCCCGGCGGCGGAGGTCCCAGTCACCTGGTCCAAGCGGCGGACCATGCCCATCAAGGTCTACCAGAACCTTCCTGGAGGGGACGCGGACATGGGGATGGCTACCGTCTCCCTGGGGTTATTGGTAGACTGGGATGACGCCTATGAAATAGCGGAATACCTGGCCAACAGCTTGGTCCAGGGCTCCATAGAAGTCAGGACCACGGTCACCTTGAAGGGAGCCTATGAAGTACCTGTGGGGACCCAGATCACTGGGTCCATCCAGGACGCCATGAGGGACTTCCCACCCATTGACTACGGAGATGACGCCAAGGTGGAAGGGTGGTCTAAACAGTACGATGGCGAAGGAAACGCCACCACCACGCTGACCATAGTGGGATACGATGGCTAGAAGACACATTTTTGACACAAGAGCGGAAACACTGAAGAGAAGGATGACTGTTCAGCGGAAGAGGTCCTACGGCCTGACAGGCGGCGGTCACATGGCTGTGATCATTGGCCCAACAGGAAAAGCGGGACATCTGGGGAACCATCGTGTGGCGCTCCCCATAGCGGGCGGTCACAAGATGGTGATCATTTGAAGGATAGGTTTGAAGTTCACACAACGCACGGACAGCGCGGCCTTTTCATCTGTACCGGAAACACAGTTATCATCTCCA